ATCTACAACGCCATAACGGGTTAATAGACCAACACGAGGAGCAAAATCATTAGGACCAATAGTTCTCTGAACCATTACCGGAATATACGGACAATAGATGATACCAGTGTCGTAGAATTCCGGACCCTTGTAACCAAGGAGAGCGTACTCGAGACGGGTTGTGCGTGTTGTACCGGCGGGGAACCCACCGTTACCGCCGAAGTTTCCTCCGGCGTTAGCTTCAGCCTGTGCTTCTGTACGTGTATCGCGGTATACGTTAAAACGACCAGCAAGTGAACCTACCTTGGCGACGCCAACGGGTTGTGTGTTAACATTACCCTGGACCGGAACCCACTGGAATTCGGGCAGCATCTCAAGAATGGCGCACACACGAGGTGTTGCCACAATGAAATTTGCCGAACCACGGCGGTTACGGACAGCGATTCTGTTAGCTTCAACAATTAGTCTCTGATAGAAGTCGCGATTGCGCTCAACGAGCCAACGGCCGTCTGCGGAGGCAGGGGACCAGACTGAGAAGCCTGTTCCTAAGCCAGCGTTTAGGGCTGTCTGGATCATACGAATGATCATTTCACGGTCGATTTCGGCCTGCAACTCATACGACATAGCGTTGGTGAGTTCGGTATCGATATCAATGCCGTTCATGTTCTTAAGATCCTGCTCGAGTTCAACAGACCAGCGGGCGGCGAGCCTACGAGTACCAGCCTCAACGGCTGTCTTTTCGAAGCTAACTACGACCTGGGGAATGTTTGAGGTTAACTCAAAGTTGGCTAGCAACTGAGCAACACCTTGATCCTGAGCTTTTACGGAGAAGAAACTGTTACCCGAGAGGGCAGCAGAAGAAACACCAGTAAAGCGTGAATCGAGGTATTGGTAACCTAATTCGGCACCGTCGGACTGACTCTGAGGACCACCAGCGAGAGCTCCTGAGGCTAGAGAGCCATCAAGACCTTTTGCATTAGTAGCACCGAGAGCAGTACCTTCGTACTTATAACGTAGAGCAAAAGCGAGACCTACAGGACCGCTCATGGGCTGAACACCAACGATTTCGTTAGTGATCAACTCAGGGAACGTACGGCGGATCATCGGGATTAGAATCTTCGGAAGACGCGAATCGTTAGGAGCATAAGCGCTGTCATTCTGGGAAGGGAACTGATTACCGAAGGCACCAGCATTGATTTGGCCATTGCTGAATACTCCGGGGGTTCCACCAGCGACGTTGCTAGCTTCGAAACACCACTTCTCTTGGTTTTCCAAAAGGATGGCGGTGTTCAAACGAGTGTGATCATCTTCAATCGCGGCAACATTGTTCGAAGAGTAATCCAATACTGGACCCCATTTTTCGAGCAATACTTTCGCGCGAGACTCATCGATGTAAGCCTGTGTAGGACGAATTTGTTTTGACATATAATAATAATTTCCTATGTAACTTGTCGACCTTTTATAAACTATTCAGGGGCAGAGCCCTCAATTAAATCTTTATTAAAAAATTAGTATTTTTTAAGCTCGCTCATGTAGAGGCCAAACGCGGGGGCTGCTTCTTCATTTGCGGGCTCAGAAACCTTCTCTTCAATAACAGGTCTGTCAACGTTAGTTGATACAGATTCTGTTACGGCTTCTGTCTTAAGATTCGAAAGCCGCTCTTCTTCAGTTTTCTCAAATAAATTGAGTGTGTAATCAAAGTTTTCCTTAATGAAATCAGCTGACTTACCATCTAACATTTTCTTCATGTAAGTCTTCTTATCTTCATCGAGATTAGAAATTTTTCCTTCTAAGACAATCTTAGAAGTTAACTTCTTATTCTCTTCAGTTAACTTTGTAACCTGCTTATTAGCGGCTTCAAGCTGACTAGCAGCTTCATCAATTTTTGTCTTTCCATCAACAATAGCATCGCGAATATTATCTTTCGCGAGAATCATGTCAACAGAAAGAACCTTGCGAAGATCTTCGAGAAGCCCAACAGCCCTCTTGTTCTTCACAGCTTCATTAATAGCAGTAGTAGGTAATTTCTCATCGATATAAAGATCGAGGAATTTACTTACTTTGTCTACCATAGAAGATTTAAATGCAGCGGCTTCTTTGTTTAGCGCCGCTTCATATTTTTCAACAACAGTCTTAAGCTTCTCAGCGCGATCAGCATCAATAGCTTCAACAACTTTTTTGAGCTTATCTGTATGATCAGTATCGATAGCTTCAACAAGTGTTTCAAGCTTCTTTGAATAATCAGCATCTTGTTCTGACAAAGCTTTTTCAACATGTAATTGTACTCTTTCATTTACTGTAGTATTAAAAGCGGCTTCGATTTCCTTAAGAACATCCTCTGTAAGAATATCCTTGGTTGCTTCTCTAAGAACGCTCGATATATTGTTGTTTTCCATATTAAAAAATGTTTTCTTTTAGAGCGTTAGCCATCTTAGCTTTAAGCTTCGATTCGATAACGTTCTGTAAATATTTATTGGCCTCGGAATAATTTTTTTGGGAAATTGAGCGTAAAAACTTAATTATTTCCGAACTTTCATTAACCTTGCTTTTAGCAACTTTATTGGCCATATTATTATTTATCTTACCTTTGAGTGTTTTCTTCTCTTTTTTCATATTTAGTTAGCCTTTAAATGCTTAAAGAAAGAAAGAATTTGCTCTTTGAGATATGCTTGTACTTCTTTCCCAGGTAAATTTTTAAGTGAATTCTCAAAACGCTCAAATACTTCTTCTAACTGGCCATCGGCAGCGAGTATATACTGCTTACTTTCGAGAATACCGTTAACAAACGCCTTGGGGCACGACGGATCTGCAACACAATCAACAGCAATAAGGCGCATGTCGGTAACGCGATTAACACCACCAGCTTCTTCGTTTAGCTTACCAAGAGCGCGGCTTGACATACCAACCTTAACTCCGTCATTAATAAGAGAGCGAACAATTTGTCCCATCGGTGTAGAGAGCACTTGCGACTTACCGATAACATAATTACCTTCTAACTTTAGATTGGTTACTATATGACAAGCTCTTTCAAGATTAACTTCAGCAGATGTAGGGTGATTCAATTCACCCATGGCGCGCTTAGAATTAACCATCTCTTTAATGTAACGATTAACTTCGCGCTCCATATCTGACTTCTCATAAATTCTTTGATTTTTATTTACTTCATTACAGACCATGTAAGGTCCTTGAATACAAAGACGTGCTGGCTCTTTAGAATTTTTTTCTTCTAGTATATATTCAAATTGCTCTTCCGGAGCCGGTGTTTCGACTAATAGACGTAAAGCCATATTATTATTTATTATTTAGATGTCTATTTATTTAGACCTAATTCCTTTTCTGTCAAAATCAAGAATTTGTAATTTCTTTTGTCACACCAGGTTTTAGCTGCTTTCCACTTAGCCATATTCTGTATATATCGTTTATTCTCATAAATGACAGTACTATTCTTCTTTTTTCCTGCAACAGGCTGTAACAACTGATCGCTTGGTTTTATCTCTATAATATATTTACTAACCTTATCCGCTTCTTTTATTACAACAACCCCATCGGTAATATATCTATGAGCTTTACCATCGATAGGGTTAATATACGGTATAACAATTGCTTCACTGGCCCATTCAAGGACATTAGTATTCTCGTCACACCATCTAAAAAACTTTAATTCCCAACCCGATCTATAAACAGGTGGATTACGTCCAACATATTTTGATGTGTTTCTTGGTCTAAAAAGACCTTGCCTATACTTATCTGTTTTATTTAATGGAATCATTATCCAACAAAGAACTGAGGCGGCGCTGCAGCGCCTAGTCCTGGTGCACCTTCGTAAAGCTTTTGTTCGAGCTTTTCTTTTTCAGCAAGTCCTTGTGAGAGAAGATCATTATAATTAATCTGTCCTCCTCCGAAGAGCGTTGTACCAGTATATTTACCACGTACATTGCCTACTGAAATTTTGCTTAATGCAAGTGCATACTGATATACCCAAGGCTCCTTAATAATATCCCTTAGTGGTCTTTCAACATAGCATGGCATTGCACCGTAGAAACGGCTTCCTGATCCCGGTGTACGAGGTGGTGGGAAGAAAACAAGATACTGAGTCCTATCATCGAAAGTATAATACCTACGCGTTGCAAGTAATTTTTCGCGCACTTCCAACCAATTCTTAAGTGTATACCAGCTAATAAGATCGAAGCCATAATTGCCCATCGCATAACTAAAATATGTTTGCTGTGCTAGTGTTTGTTCAATAGTAAACAAGGTATTAACACCGTCAGAGCTTCCTTCTTCGAAGTCAATAACATCAATTACTTTTCTATAATCCATTATATCATAGTCAAAACTATTAACGAACTTCTCTTGACTATTAGATGATGGATTAAAATATTGTGCTAATGTGCCGTTAAAATTAATTACGCTAAGATAGCTTAATGTAGTTAAGATTTGATTGTTAAAAATACCGTCGGAATATATACTTGATAGTGTAGTGGATGAGCTGAAAATACTACTAGTAATTGATGATGTTGCGGCGTAAACTGTTTTGGATGGTGTAATGGTTTTATTAAAAAACGGGGTAATGCTAAACAATTCATCCATCTTAATTCCCTTGCCGTCTATATATAAATTAGAATCAAAAACTAAAATTTCTTCTGTATATCCTGCATATCTTGCAAACATCTCACAAGCTATAGAAATATTTTCAAACAATTGATCGTGATGTAGTTCCAGATTAATTAACGGCGCGCCAAGGCTACGTGTAATTCTATCTCCAAGGCGTGAAAATGTATCTATCTTACTATTAAGATTAGTGCTTTGAAACGCTGTTATAGGCGTAATTGCAGAACAGTCCATATATATTATTTAATTTATTATCGTTAAAATATACAACTAATATTTCTTATAAACTACTAAATGCTTATATCAATGTAATTACTCTATCTCTTAAGAGCGTAAGATCAAATTGAAGGTGTAATAGTCTGTGTAGGTGTTGGTGTTGCAGTGGGTGTCGGGGTAGGTGTGCGTGTATTATTACCACATGTAATAGCTACCGCAGGTCGGTCTAAGAAAGGATTGGTAAAGTTAGCTTTATCTGAACAATAATACACTGTACACGCTGTACCTTCAAACGCTCCAAATCCCCCAGTAGGAGCATTGCCTAAGAAATATACACTAACTAAGTTAGTGCAATAAAAAAACATGTAATCTCCAATAGCCGTCACGCTGCTAGGAATAGTAACACTAGTAAGACCGGTACAGCCTTGAAATGCAGCATAACCAATACTCGTCACATTGCTAGGAATAATAATGTCAGTGAGCTCTGTACAATTAGCGAAAGCAGTACCAATACTAGTTACTACGCTGCCAATATTAACTGCAATCAAAGTTTTATTAATATTACGACTCGAGTCTGTCAATGTAGTATCCATGCTGGAAGATATTGTAGAATCGGAATAATAAAATATTGTTACAAGATTTGGTGTCACTGTTGGTGTTGGTGTTACTGTCGGTGTCACTGTGTGCGTTTGTGTTACTGTCGGTGTCACTGTGTGCGTTTGTGTCGGTGTTATAGTAGGCGTTTTCGTTACTGAAGGCGTAGGCGTTTGGGTCAGCGTCTGCGTCGGTGTTGATGTAGGTGTCTCTGTTACTGAAGGTGTAGGCGTTTGAGTTGTTGTAGGTGTAACTGATGGTGTGCTTGTTGGAGTTTCTGTAGGTGTAACTGATGGTGTAGT